TTTAGATTATTTTTCTTCCATTCAAGATATTTTTGATACTCTTCTTTAGTCATTTTCATTGTTTTGACTACTGGGCCACCATCATGAATATCCTTCAGTGGTGTGGTGGGCAAACATATTTCCTGGCACAAATTTGACATACGAATAGGAGCCAAATCCTTGATAAAGGAACCATGATCGTTTGCATGATCAACATTCATAAAATAAATACGACCAGTATCCTTTCGTTCTTGCATGAATGCAGAAAACAATTCAATCGCAGGAACAACCTTCTTGCGAATCTTCTTGTCCTTTTCATACTTCTCATAGAGAGTTCTGAACTTATCTACGTCAACGAAAAACGAATCATAAAGATCAGGCACATCACTTGGAGAAAACAAAGTAATATTTCCACCAGAGAGCAACCGTTCATACATTACCTTATTGAACTGAACAGAATAATCTAGATGACGAATACGATTATCTTCAGTTCCCTTGTTGTTCTTAAGGACAAGAAGATCCTCCACTTCGTAATGCCAAAGGGGGTAATGGAGCGTCGCTGCCCCGGACCTTGTGCCGCCTTGCGAGCACGACTTAACCGCACTCTGAAAATACTTGTAAAAGGGTATGACGCCAGTATGAGAAGTGTCACCATTACGGACGGGAGAACCAATAGCCCTAATCCTACCAGCACCAATGCCGATTCCAGCCTTTTGTGAAACATATTTTACAATGGCCGATGATGTAGCATTGATTGAGTCCAATGAATCATCGGTTTCGATAAGTACGCAAGAACTAAATTGGCGCTGAGGCGACCTGACTCCTGCCATGATTGGAGTAGGAAGACTGATATCAAAAGTGCTGATTGCATCGTATAGTTCCTTTACCCACTTGAGTCGATCTTTGGTGTAGTTCTGAAAGAGAGTCATGGCAATCAACATGAAAGCCATCTGAGGAGTTTCATAGAACTGACCGGTTACGCGATTCTTGATTAGATACTTGCCTCGGAATTGTTCCATCGCAGCATATGTGAGAAGATTGTCTCGGTCATGATCAATATACTGACCGAGTTCTAACCATTCTTCTGCTGAGTAAGCATGTTTAATCTCCGAGTCATAATAACCCCGGTTCATTACTACTTGGTAATGATAGTTCAGAGGTTCTGGGTTATATTTACCATAGACTTCCTTACGAAGATGATAGTTAATCAATCGGCCAGCAACATATTGATAATTAGGAGATTCTTCTGAGATTAGATCTGCAGCAGCCTTGATCAGAGTTTCCTGAATGGCAGAAGTAGTAATTCCTGTATAAAACTGCAAATGGCTATTATGCTCAAGATCAGAGATTGATACTCCACTTAGTCCCTCACATGCCCATCCCACAACCTTATGAATCTTCTCAATATTCAAAGATTCCTTAGTGCCGTCTCTTTTAGTAACCTGAACCATTCATATTCCTCATTATTGAAAGCATATTCTATATATATTAATTTATTATTGCCAGTGCCTAATTACACCACAGATAATGACAAGATTCGTAATGATGGACTGAACAATCAGAATAGTGCGAACAATTCCAACTTGATCCGATTCACGATCACAGTCGCTGGCTTTCTCGCCAAGTGCTTTAAACCAGATTCTCTTAAATCTATTCATCTTTAGACTCTACTTCAATCGCATCAAAATTATATTTATGGGTTACATCTACAAACTCAGATAATACCACAGAACCATCATCATGAAGTTGCCATTCTAGTAAAGTTTCTTCATCCCAACCCATCTGATTCAGAAGTTCTGGTGGAAACTCTAGATAGCATTCTCCATTTATATCTTCTTTTACAATCGAAGTAAAGACTTTTTTGTCAGTCATCTTTGTTTTCCTTACAATTAGGTACACCAAAAAGCAACAGCAGCAGAAACCACCAAGCATTATCTGTGTGCCAGAATAGAGCAGTAGAAGCAGTAAGCAATGCAATATTCTGAATAACAGCCATGGTCCAAATGATAGACTTCTCAGACATTTTTCATCCTATCTTCTTTTATCAATCTGCCAATTTCTTTTTGCAGCAGAGTGTATATGCCATTCTTCCCGGTAAGTGCATCTTGAATCCGATCTAGTTCAGCAACAGTTTCTGCTTCTACCATAAGACGATCAGCAACTTCTTTTAGAACGCCAAGAAACGTCTGTAAAAGTTCAACTGCTTCTTTGTCAGTCATATCAAATCCGATCTTAGATATACAAGTTCTCTTTCCAAACTAGAAATATCATCATGCAACTGTATAACTTCCGCCTGCAACTCTTTGATTAGTTTCAACAGATAGGGGGCGCAAGTGTGGGAATGAACAGAACCATCAGGAATCTCTTCATGGCAGACGCTGCATGTTACTTTGACTGTTGATGCTATTGTTGCTTGATAAACTACTTCTTTGTTTGATCTAGTAAGAAAGAACTCATCGTGCCAGTTACACCCACCACAATGTCCATTTTGAACTACAGGAGATGTGGCTCCACACTTTGAACATCTTTCAAGATTACTCATCTTTCATTGCCTCCACAATATCAGGAAACTGTTCCGTAATGATTTCCCAGCACTGTTCTGCAACAATACGATGTTCCCTCTGTGTTTCTGGGGCCATCCTAAGTATGCAATAGTGGATCCAACTCCGAAGTGAACCCTTCATAATGAGAACAGATTCAGTTAGACCCTCAGGGAGAACTGATCTTGCCTGTTCCTTAGCAATGCCATGATCGATTGCCCACCTATATGATTTCAATGCTTCGTTTTTGACAATATTTTGAGCATCAGCCCATAATGCTTCTAAATGATCATCACTAACCTCAACACTATTCTGACGATTCTTCGGGTCCTGCAACCGTGCTTCACGAGTAACAAAGTTTAAATCCTTGGTAGGATCGGCATAGCGTTGGCTGTATTCCTGAAATACAAAAGAACGATGCCGCAACATCTGTCGAGCAATATCTCTAGTTGTGCGAACTTCTAGTGACACATCGACCATTTCAAGTGGACTAAAGTGCTTATGAGTGATCAGATATTTTAGCAGCTTGGGGGCTGATTGATGGTTCTGCTGATTGCCGGGATTACTAATCCTAGCACACCATGCAATTAGTTCCTGAGCACTTACACAGCCGGTATAATCATAATCAGGCTGTGTGATACTTACCAAATTTACTTCAGACATTAAAATTCCACTCCTAGTTCATCTTGATGTGTTGTGAGTCCATACTGCTCGTGATTTATATAGTGATTGCACCTAGTGTAGCGTTCTGGATCATAAACCTTCCACCAGAACCAACTCCAAAACCATTTATACTTGAATCTTTCCCATCGTGTAGTATTCCTCACATAATCACACCTAGACGGTTTGGTGTAAGATTCTCCGATAACATTATTTGCAAATCCGTCAGAATTATTCATTTTCGTCTCCATCCCAATCGTAGTTCTCTTCCTAAATCTCCAACTTTCTGCCAAGCACCAAACCTAAGTTTAGCCATGGGACCTCTATATGTATTAGCGTCAATAATCGCCTTTGGATTCATATTATTATTAACCATATCATTAATGTCCTTGTGTGTCAAGTCATTTGGCCATATGCACACAGAATAATCATCCTCAATCGCTTTTCTAATCTTATTGACAATCTGAACATTCCTAGATTCATTATCAAAACAAATAACTGTATTATTTTTATCCAGAAAATCAAATATTACATCAGAACCGGCCATAGCCAGACAATTTGGAATAAAAAGAGAATCCAAAGGACCTTCCACTAAATATGTTTTCTGATCTCTTTTCCATTGATCCAGACCATATATTTTAGTCATATCGGAATCAATCATAATGGTTATATATCGTAGTTCATTATTAGGATCAAATGTTCTTCCCTGATATCCAAACATATTACCATATTGATCAAAAAACGGTATCAATAATCTAGGTTCATCACCATTCTTCAAATTGAATTTATCGGGAATAATTGAATTTGTCCATGCAAAAAACTTAGGAACATAATAAAGCCTAAAATGTTGGCTAGATGGAATGCCGCGAGATTCAACATATGCCTTAGCTGGATGGCCAACAGGAAGTTGAGAAATCTTCTTTAATCCCTTTAGATAATCATCTCTCTTTGGCTTAAGAATATATTGTTCTGCAACAGGCTTTTCTGTTTCTCTATTCGAAGAATTATTATCTGTGAAACACTCCAGATCATATTCCTTACGGAGTTCTGGATTAAATTCACTTAATAAACTCTTCATGTTCCTAGTGATACCACAGTTGAAACACTTGGCAAGAATACAATCTTTATGTTGATAAAGATGGAATCGTTTCTTGTAAAGATTCTTCTTGGAATCTCCACAGACAGGACATCTACTAAATGCCTTAAAAGGACTACTAGACTTTACTTGATATTGAGGTAACTGAGAACTCAACATAGATAAATACTTCAAATCAATCCAAAACGCCATCAAATATCCTTTACATAAATTATGCAGCGATATTATCAGTATATCATGTCTGAGAAATGTGTCAAGTCATTTAAGAAATTATTTGCTGTTGAGTGTCCAACCAAACACAGAAGTAATCTGAGAAACGATGAATCCGACGATAGTCGCTGCACCAACAACTATCCACCGCCATTTATCAATATCATTCAGTTTTGTGTCTATCTTATTAAGAATATCATTTTGAGCATTGATTTGCTCATCAAGTTGCTTCTTCAAAGTAAGAAGATCTTCTTTTAATTCTTGTCTAAGATCTTCCATACGGTCGTAAACTCTATTATTGCTTTGGGAGCTTTCTTCACGATGCTTCTCTAAAGAGTCTTGCATCTTCTCAAGACTTGCATAGTTTCGCTTTAAGTCTTGCTCGACCAATGATATTCTAGTTTCTTGAGAAATGGTCATAGTCACCTCTTTTTATTGGGTTTTACTAAATCATTCTCAATATTTTTCACAAGATTATTTTCTTTGGATTGTGTGGTAAATCCAGTTGGATTCTTTTCAGTCTGTGCATTGGCTTTAACCAACTCTTTTTGTTCTGGCTTAGTTTCTTCATGGCATCTCCAGCGACGAAGTGACATTGCTTTACGAGTTGGCCTGCCTTTATCATCTTTCATTGGACCGGGCATACCAGACATTCTTGCACAAAATGATTTGCGGCGCTTTCCAGATTTTGAATCTGGATCTACATGTTTTGCTGTAACTGCAGTATGAACACCAAAATGTTCTGCTCCTTTACGAGTTAACCCTGCACCAGATTCTGTTGAGCGATAATATCCTTTAGAATCTGCACCACGTTCTAAGAGAGTTTCTTCATTAGCAGGAACACAGTTAGGAACTTCTTTTTTGCCCTTCTTCTTCATACCTACCATCTCATATCCCTTCCAGCAGGGATCTGAGTCTTCTTTGGTCATGAAGGATTCTGGTGGAACAGTCTGATTTCCGCCTTTAACTCCAGTCTTCTTTTCAAAGTCTTTGAATCCAACTACCGTTTCAATTTTACGGGGAGAAGTTTCTTCAGTTTTTACTTCTCTAGTTCTAATAGCACGAGCATGTAAAGATGGTGTAGAAGGTCTAGTAGACTTAACGATTTGTTGCTGTCTTTTCTTTGAAACAGGAACCGTGGTATTGTCATCACCAGTACCAGATACCCCTCTAGTATTAGTAGTAGGAACCGCTGAAGATCCGGGATTTGAAGCAGCAGACGCAGTGGCACCCATTGCACCACCGAAGCCACCCGCACCATCTTCTCCAATAAATTCTCTAAAACTCTTCATATCTTATTCAATGCCTTCTTTATATAATCATCAGCCATTATATCATAACAGTTGATGGTTTTACCATAGAAACCTATTTTTTCAACTTCTTTGGGCAAGTATCCCAAAAATTCTAGAAATGGTTTTAAACAACGATGATGTTCTTCTAATCTAAAGAATAACATTCTTGTTGTTGCTACTACACCAAATACATTGTATAAGATAATAATATGATTTAATATCAAACGATCTTTTAGATCACCAGTCTCTTCATATTTATTAAATAATCTTTTTATATATTTGAACCGCCTTAAGTCTGACATAAACTCTTCAGTATCAAAGCAACCCGGATTGTTATAATGTTTAGCCCCGTATAGAACAAAGTTGGTTTCATCTAATTTATCAAACATTATGACAATCTTATTCTAACAATCCCGTTGCTGTCGTAATAAAGATTATTTATATTAACACTATTACTATTGGCGACTGCATCATTAGCAAAGGGGCCGGACAAACCGACCCCTGCATTTTTATATAGATTATTAGCATATAGAGCATATGTGTTACCATCTGCTCTTTGAAGAACAAAGAGGTCTGAGTTTGCTACAGTCGATGTATTAGACGTAGATATTATATCGCTATATTTCTTCCCAGCCATCTTATATTCTCAATTATACTAGAGTTGAACCACCAGTTGGTGAAGAAGAATTATTACCCATCTTTTGAACACAGGCCAGAACTTCATAACGCTTACGACCAGCATGGCCACCCATTGTACTAATGGTAATTGAACCACCGGTTGATGCAACGAGATTGGCTGTAGTAAATGTTGCGCCAGAACCTGTGCCATTAGCAATGCCATTGGCAGCATATATTGTTATAACAACCTGATTATTTGCGGTGGTATTTGCAAATGTTCCAGTCTTGCTGAATGTAAATGTTAGAGAGCCTCCAGTTGTGTTTGTTGAAACATTGGCTGTGGCATTAATGATTGAGTTTGAAACAACAACATAGTCTGTGTTTGAATATCCTGTTGCTGTTCCTGTGTAGTTGATGTTTGCAGCATGTTTTTCACGATTGAAGCCAGCAACAACAGATGATGTGTTGGGGAAGCCAGCACCACCATAAACGACGGAAGATGATACAAGATTTCCTGTGGCATTTGTTGTTAATGTTGCAGTGCCATTTGCTGAACCATTTGAAAAAGTAATGGTATCACCATTAGCAAAACCAACACCAGCGGATACGGTTAAACCAGTAACAGGACCAGTTCCAATTGTCTCAAGAACCCATCCGGGGGTTAATCCGGGTGAACTTCCCTTAGATGATTCGATTGTCAGAATTTCATCAGTTGATACGCCATATAAACCAATAGTTAGATTGTTGATGAATGCGCCTTCAGTATTATTAGCATAAAGCTCTGCACCAGCAACTCTGGTATCTACAGTTGCAGAAAAGCCAGTTGCAGTCGAGTTTCCAGATGCAGTACCAAATGTGGTATTGGTAATTGCATACTGAAGATTGGCAGCACCTGCACTGAAAGATCCGGGAAGGAATTTGCTTACGCTCTGAATATA